TTTAGATCCCAATACCTGGACCGATGTCTACAACGATCGATTCCTTAAACGTTATTCTACAGCTCTGATTAAAAAACAATGGGGCAACAACCTTAAAAAATTCGAAGGCATACAGATGCCCGGTGGTATTACATTAAATGGTCAAAAAATCTATGAAGAAGCCATGGCTGAAATTGAATACCTGGAAAATGAAGCTCAGAGCACCTATGTTGAACCACCAGACTTCATGGTAGGCTAATGGCTACCAACTTTTATTTTCAGAGCGGCATACCTGGCGGAAGAACGTCAGAACAACGCACCATAGAAAATCTCATCATAGAGAGCATAAAAATCTATGGCTTTGATCTATACTACATGCCCCGCACCGAAGTAAATCCAGATTCTCTGTTTGAAGACGACACCCTGGCCAGATTTGACAATGCCATACCAGTCGAAGCCTATTTGGAAAACATCGATGGTTTTGGTGGCGATGGTGAACTCATGAGCAAGTTTGGCATAGAGATACGAGACACAGCTACTTTTGTACTGGCTCGAGGACGCTGGGACGATGTTGTAGGCGCAGGACGCACTAATTACATACCCTTGCCTAATAGACCAGCCGAGGGCGATTTGTTGTACATGCCCCTGACCAAAAGTTATTTTGAAATTAAAAAGGTGGATGCTACCAATCCATTCTTTCAGCTGGGTAAACTACACGTATACAAACTGCAGTGTGAACTTTGGCAATACAGTTCAGAAGATCTTAACACGGGTGTTGCTGAAATTGACAGCATAGAAGCCCGTCGCAGCATGAGCATCAGCGATTATCAGTTAATAACCGAAGCTGGCGACAGAATCATATTGGAAAATAATGCCTATAATGTTGAGGATTCTGGATTCCTGCTCTGGGAAGGCTGGACAATTTCAACACAGGATCCCCTGGCAGACAATCTGGACTTCAAAATAGAAGCTCTGGACATATTAGACTTTACAGAAATCAATCCATTTGGTGAGGTAATACGCAATGTTTGAAAATAAAGTCTGGTATCATGGCATAACACGCAAAGCCATAGTAGCTTTTGGTGTCATGTTTAACAATATCAATATACGTCGCCGAGACGCAGCTGGAACCATACAGCAGACCATCAGAGTGCCCCTGGCCTATGCGCCCAAAAATAAAATGATGTCTCGCATCATGCGTTTGCCAGATCCAGCTCAGCCCGAGGTCGAAGTAGTAGTTCCTCGCATGAGTTTCGAAGTCATAGCCTATGAGTATGACGGTGCTCGTAAAATTAATGTAAACAATCAGATAACCACGGTGCAAAGTGCTACACAGAGCAAACGAGTCTATGGTCCAGTGCCCTATAATCTAACCATAAATCTCTATGTCTATGTAAAGAATCAGGACGACGGCCTGCAGATATTCGAACAGATAGCTCCAGCGTTTAATCCAGATTTTAACGTGACTGTGACCTATGTTCCCGAAATGAACATATCGCATGATTTACCCATAATTTTAAATTCTGTGACCTATGACGATCAGTACGAGGGCAACATGGCCGATCACAGAATGATCATCTGGACCTATACTTTTACATTAAAGTTATACTATTATGGTCCAGTAGAAAATCAAAGCATTATTCGTCAGGCCATTGTGGATATATTTAAAGACGAAGATTTACAAAGCCGTATAAATAAGTATACGGTTACAACAGATCCATCTGATGCGGCGCCAACAGATGATTATAGATTCTTAGAAACTTTTGACGATACTAATTTTACTTAGGATAGAATAACATGGCTTTTCAACCCATAGGTTTAGGAACCCCCAACAACAACGACGGAGATTCGTTGTATGCTGGTGGTAAAAAGATCAACGATAACTTTGCAGAACTCTATACCAATCTAGCTGGTGGGTCTAGTCTCAGTTTAAAAATTAATGTAGGCACTGGTTTTTCGTCTAATACCAGCACTGTACTGGGTTGGAGCAGTGCCCAACAAAATTTTATTCCGGTACTAAACGACTACATAGAAGCCCTGGCAACCACAGGTATTAATACATTGTTTGCCACAGATAGTCTGGGCAACAGTGGTGGTGCCGATGACACTCTTACTGGCACACCCGACAGCCTTATAGCACTATTAAATAGTCGTGGCATGTTTACCATGAAGGCCATTAGAAATACCAGCACAGCAACAACTCGGGGCATATTAGAATTTAATCTGGGCAACACCAATGTTACCAGCCTGGGCATTTACACAACAGGTGTTAGTGTGCGAGGCAGTTCAGGACTTAGTGTATCTGTAACTGTTGGCGAAGACGACATCAGTACAGTCTACCCCATGTTGACCAGTGCTACTTCAGGACTGATCCTGTATGGTACACCCCGCATTGATCTAAGCAGCATGGTCAGTTCAGTTCGTACAGGTGCTGATAGCAGTAATGCCATTGCACATACGGGTTATGTACAGGTTAATCTGGCCAAATTCCCCAGCAGCTCAACTCAGATCCGAGGTGCCCGCGGTGTTATCAGCGACAATGCCAGCCAAAACCTAACTGGCAATTCAACATTCTACATAGACGGTATTTACCACCCTAAACACATAGAAGGACTGATTTATAACTACAATACACTGGATAATAAAATTACCCTGGTGACTGGTGCAGCCACTCATTGGAGCTATAGTACATCTGGTGTTGCTGGTATCATCCCAACAACAGCCATAGCAGTAGTAGCCAGCTATAACCCTATTATACGTACATTTACCACGGGCTGGACACCGCAGTATACCAATGCTGGCTCAACACCAGCTGTCGTAGACGGTTCAATTACGGCCAATACCTGGTACTACCTGTACTACCTGGGCTGTTTGATTTATACTAGCTCAGCTGGTACTGGGGTGGGTAATGAATTCTGGCCAGGCTCCAGCAATGTAATTGTTTCTAGTAACCGAGACATTGCTTCTGTAGATGCTCAGCTGGCCGAAAGAGGCTATGGTGGTATCTGGCAAGTTGTTCGTAGACTGGGTCCAGTAAAATCCAATGCTACAGGAACAGGTCTTGTTCCATTCAATGTCAAACGTATTGACCATGGTGGTTTTGAATACTACTGGGGACTGCAACCCAATGCATCTGGTGATACCAGTTATACACTAACCATTAATACATCAAGTAGTTTAAAAATTGTAGGATCGGCTGCATCATTTACACTGCAGGATTATAACAGCTCAGTATTGGTGGCAGTGCCGCCCATACCAGGTATCACGGCTCATTTAACAGTTAAACATTTAACACCAGCCTCTAGTCCATTGCCCATGATCTACATGTATGGTGAAAGCTGGACAGTTAACAGCTCTATTAGTGCACTGTTCCCACCGTTTGAATATTTCCGTAGTACTACAACTGGTGTTACCTGTGTGCATAATATTCAGTTACCCATGATTCCAGACGGCTGTTACATACCTGACGGCACATATGGTGGTGCAGGTCTGTTGGCCATTACAAGCAGCACAGGCCTAAGAGTTCGTTGGATCATGCAGAATCCTGAAAATGAGGGGGCCAAACCCATAGTAACCAGCACCCTGATGCAAATTACAACTACTGGATTTAGACTTGCTCGATAAACATGTATACGATGCACTAGATAAAAAATTCGGCACTGATCCCACAGTGCCGGTGCAGGTTCCTATTGAAATGAAAAAAACACAAGACGAAACCATCATAGAAGATGACTTTGATCAGGCCCGCACTGCACTCAAGGACATGATACGCAAAGGACAGGACGCAGTCAATGACATCATGGGCATAGCTCGTCAAAGCGATCATCCTCGTGCCTTTGAAGTTACAGGTCAGTTAATTAAAACCGTAGCAGAAACAGCCAAGGATTTATTAGCACTGCAAAAGCAGAAAAAAGATCTTAATCAAATACCAGCTGGTGAAGCTCCCAAACAAATTGGCACACAGAACAACATAGTGTTTCAGGGCAGTACCAATGAGCTTTTAAAAATGCTAAAGCAAAATAATGAGAAGGTAATTGATGCAGATCCTACAAAGACTCAAGAGTAGTTACCTAGGCAATAGTCAGCTAAAACAACTTGGTTATAAGATTGATTATACCCCTGAACAGATTCTAGAACTGCAACGATGTGCAAGTGATGCCATTTACTTCATAGAAAATTACTGCAAGATTGTAAGCCTGGATCATGGCCTGGTGCCATTTAAATTATATGAGTGTCAGAAACGCAAGGTAAAGACCATATTAGATAACCGAAAAGTTCTACTGATGGAAGGCCGACAACAGGGTAAAACTATTACCAGCGCGGCATGCATACTTTGGTATACATTATTTTCTGACAACAAAACCGTGGCCATATTGGCCAACAAGGCTGCAGCAGCTCGTGAAGTCATGAGCCGATATCAGGGCATGTATGAAAATTTACCTGTATGGATTCAGCAGGGCATACGAGAATGGAACAAGGGTAGCATAGAACTGGAAAATGGCAGCAAGGTGTTTACCGCAGCCACGGCAACTTCAGGTATTCGTGGTAAGTCAGTTAACTGGTTGTACATAGACGAAGCAGCCATCATACCCAACAATGTAGCCGAAGAGTTTTTTACATCCACCTATCCAACCATCATGGCCGG